TATGGATGACGCTATCATTACTGCTGCTACTGGTTCTGCTGATACTGGTGTAGCTGGTGGTACTGCTGTTGCATTACCTGCTGGTCAAATCATAGCTGAAACTGGTACAACTGGTATGACTATCGCTAAACTAAGAGAAGCAAAAGAAATCATCGATCTTGCTGACGTTGATCCTTCACTTCCAAGACACATCATCGTATCTCCTAAACAGATCTCTGATCTATTAGGAACTACTGAAGTATCTTCAAGTGACTTCAATACAGTTAAAGCTTTAGCACAAGGCGACATTAATACTTTCTTAGGATTTAATTTCGTTGTGTCTAACAGATTAGCTGTTGCGTCTCAAATCAGAGATTGTATTGCTTTTGTTGGTGATGGAATCGCTTTAGCTGTTGGAAAAGATTCAACTGCTAGAATCGATGAAAGATCTGATAAAGGTTACGCTACTCAAGTCTACTATTCTGCTGCATTCGGTGCGACTAGAATGGAAGAAGAAAAAGTAGTTAAGATTCAAGCATACGAAGCTTAATCAATAAAATTTTAGGGGGTGGAAGCGAGAGTGGAAACCCCCTGGAATGCTTATGAAACAAGTAAAAGATTTAAAAACGATACTACATTTTAAGAAAGGAAAATATGTATATAGATATGTATTGGTAGACAGATTTAAGAATGATGGTAAATTCCATTATGGTTTTGATGCAAAGAATGAAAGAACAGAGCATGAGATTTTTGCATTAGAAAAAGATAGACAGATAAGACGAAAGTATATAATAAGGAAATAATATGGCATCAGTAGTAGACATTTGTAATGGAGCATTAAACCAACTTGGTGCATCAACAATACTTACACTTACAGAAGATTCAAAGAATGCAAGACTTTGCAATGCAAGATACACACAAGTTAGAGATAGTTTATTTAGATCTCATCCTTGGAATTGTTTAATTAAAAGAGTTGAACTAGCTAGAGATACTGAAACACCTTCATGGGGTTTTAGTTATCAGTTTACTTTACCTGCTGATTGCTTGAGAGTTTTAACAATTTTAAATTATGACTATGATTATAAAATTGAAGGTAGAAAGATTGTAGCAAATCATGATACAGTTAAGATACAATATGTAGCAAGAATTACTGATCCCAATCAATATGATGAGTTACTAAGAGAAACAATCTCTGCTGCATTAGCTGCTGACATTGCCTACGCAGTTACATCTTCTAATCCTGTTGCTTCTAATATGTACAATTTGTTTCAAGATAAATTAAAAGAAGCAAGATTTGTAGATGCTACTGAAGGTCAAAATACAAATCCAGATAATGGTCAATCAGATGTTGTTGGAGCTTCTTCATTTATAAACGCAAGGTACTAACCCATGGCTAGAGTTGCTGTTCAATTAACGAACTTTACAGGTGGCGAGTTATCCCCAAGACTAGATGGTAGAAATGATTTAGCTAAATATCCTACGGGATGTAAGACTTTAGAAAATATGATTGTTTACCCTCATGGTAGTGCAGCAAGAAGAAGTGGTACACAGTTTGTAGCAGAAGTAAAAGATAGTTCTAAGCAAACAAGATTAATTCCTTTTGAGTTTAGTACAACACAAACTTATATGTTAGAGTTTGGAGATCAGTACATAAGATTTTATAAAGACAATGGTCAAATATTATCTGGTGGTTCAGCTTATGAAATTAGTTCACCATATTTAGAAGCAGAATTATTTGATATTAAATATGCACAATCAGCAGATGTTATGTACATTTGTCATCCCAATCATCCAGTAAAAAAATTAGCTAGAACAGGTCATACATCCTGGACACTAACAAGTGTTGATTTTCAGAATGGTCCATTCATGGATCATAATATTGAAACAACAACTATAACAGCATCACATACAAATGCTGGTCAAGCAGGAACATTAACTTTGTCATCAACTACTGGAGTTAATTCTAATCAAGGATGGTTATCTACTGATGTGGGAAGATTAGTTCACATGGTTGATGGTCATGTAAAAATAACAGGATATACATCATCAACTGTTGTTGATATGGAAGTAATAGCAGATATATCAAATGGTTCAGCATCAACAGATTTTGCATTAGGATCATTCTCAGACACTACTGGTCATCCTTCTTGCGTAACCTTCTTTGAACAAAGATTAGTATTCGCAGCAACCTTATCACAACCACAAACATTATTTTTTTCAAAGTCTGGTGATTATGAAAACATGGATGATAATTATCATGGCACAGTAGCAGATGATGATGCTATCATTTATACGATTGCTTCCAACCAAGTAAACGCAATTAGATTTATGACAGCTACAAGAACTTTAATCATTGGTACTGCTGGTGGTGAGTTTGCAGTTAGTGGGGGTGGAACTGATATTGCAATTACACCTACAAATATATTAATTAAAAAACAATCTAACAATGGTGCAGCAAACGTAGATGCTTTAGCTGTTGGTAATGCTACTTTGTTTTTACAAAGAGCTAGAAGAAAGTTAAGAGAACTAGCATACAACTTTGATGTAGATGGTTATGTAGCTCCAGACTTAACAATCCTTGCTGAACATATTTCAGAAGGTGGATTCAAACAACTATCTTATCAACAAGAACCTAACCAAGTTATTTGGGGTGTAAGAAATGATGGTCAGTTAGTTGGATTAACTTATCAAAGAGAACAGCAAGTAGTTGCTTGGCACAGACATATTTTTGGTGGAACATTTTCAAGTGGTAATACAGTTTGCGATAGTGTTGCTACAATTCCAACAGACGATTCAGAATATCAAACATGGGTAATTAATAAAAGAACAATCAATGGTGCAACAAAAAGATATGTAGAATATATTCATCAATATGATTTTGATGAAACAGATGATACTTCATTTAATTTTTTAGATTCACAGTTATCTTATGATGGTTCACCTGTTACAACTATATCTGGTCTTGATCATCTTGAAGGTGAGACAGTTTCAATATTAGCAGATGGTGCAACTCATCCAGATAAAACTGTTAGCTCTGGATCAATCACATTAGATAGATCTGCAAATAAAGTTAAAGTTGGATTAAGTTATACGTCATTATTACAAACAATGAGAATAGATGCTGGTTCACAGAATGGTACATCACAAAGTAAAACTAAAAGAATCTATGAGATTACTGCTAGACTTTACGAAAGTATTGGTGTGGAGATTGGTCCAGATCTTAATAACATGGAACGAATACCTTTTAGATCTTCAGCTAACGCAATGGATAGTGGGATCAATGTATTCACAGGAGATAAAGAAATAGAATTTAGAGGAAACTATGAAACAGATGGTTTTATATTTGTTAGACAAACACAACCTTTGCCTTTGACGATACTGTCATTATATCCTAAACTTCAAACAAACGATGGATAGAATATTAAATATAGTGTCATATAAAGCAGAGCATGGAGAATACATTATGAAGCAACAAATGAATCATACATTAATGGATAAGGATATGGAGTTTGATGGTAACGCAAAGAACCTAGAACAAGATAACTTAGCATTTACTGGTATGATTAATGGTAAACCTATCTTTGCTGCAGGTATGAAAGTAATATGGAATGGTGTTGCAGAAGGTTGGGTACTAGCTACTAAAGATGCTTTAGATCATCCTTTGCTAGTCGCAAGAGCTATAAGAAAAGATTTTGCAAGGATTGCTAAAGAAAATAATATCAATCGAGTTCAAACTGCTGTAAGAGCAAACTATACAACTGGCTTAAAATTTGCTAAGTGGTTAGGTTTAGAGGAAGAAGGATTAATGAAAAAATTTGGCTTTGATGGTTCAGATCAATATATGTATGCGAGGTTATTCTAATGAGTTGGCAAATGGCAGCAGTTGGAGCATTAGGTGGATTACAATTTCAACAACAAGGAGCAGCAGGTAAATATAATCAAGCTGTTCAAAATAGAAATGCACAAATTGCCGAACAAGAAGCAGCACAAATTGAAAAACAATTAGAAACAGATTTAGTTAGATTTGATAAACAATTTCAACAACTACAAGGTCAAGCAACAACATCAATAATAAAATCTGGTGCAGAACTTTCTGGTTCTGGATTAAGAGTATTAAGATATAATGCTGAACAAGCTGAATTAGAAAAAGATATTATGGAATATAATGCAAAAATAGGTCAAGCAAGAAAATTTGAAGAAGCTAACTTTGCTAGAATACAAGGTCAAATGGCTAGACAACAGGCTCGTATGGCACAGCTACAAACAATAACACAAACAGGAACTAGCTTACTAGCAATGCAAGGATAATTATTATGCCAAAAATACCAACATACGCAGCAAAAGGAGAAATTACTACTGCAACACCTAGTGTTCAAGCAAACATACAAGCTCCACTTAGCACAAGTTTAACTGGTATTGGTTCTGCTATTTCTCAATATTATGTTGCTGAAAAAAAAGAAGAAGCAAAAATTAAATCATCAGAATATGAAAACGAATCTTGGAATGAACTTTATAATATTTTTGATAAACATAAAAATAATCCATATCCAACAGATGCAACAAATAATTTTTTAGCAGATTCTGAAGCATATAAACAAAATTTTTTAAATACAAGATTAGCAAATGAATCTAAGTTTACTAAAAATGCTTGGCTTCAAAAATTTGAAAGCAATAAAAGCTCAACATTATTAGCATTAAATAAAGCTGCTAGAAATAATTTAGAAAATAAAAATCAAGAACAGTTTGAAACTTTTGCTTCATCTATGTCTTCAAGAATAATGTTAGATCCAAGTTTTGCAGCTAAAGCAGATTTAGAAATAGATAATGAGGTAAGTAAAATTCAAGATAAATTTGTAAGAGAAGAAAAAAGAAAATTTTTAATTAATACAAAAGATGCTACTATTTTAGATATTATAGCAAATAATAATCCAGGTGGATTATTACAACAATTAAAAGAAAATCCAGAATTATATTCTAATATTCCAGAACAAAAAAAAACAGCAATTAATTTTGCTATGAATAAGATTTTAGAAAATCAAGAAAACTTATTTAATGATAATATAAATAAATTAGTTTCTAAAACACCTTATGGTCAACAAGCAGACACAAGTGCTTTAATGGAAAGTCAAATAAAAGAACTTTTTCCAAATGAAAAAGAAAAAACAAAAGCAATAAATCTTGCAAATTCTTTATTTAAAAAAAAAAGAGAAACAATTCAAAAAGAAGGTGCTGCACAATATTTTATAGATAATGATCCTTTGATTAAAAATTTATACAATCAATCTTTAACAGATCCAACTAGATTTAAAACTTTTGTTCAGTCTTTAGATGAAGTTTTTGATAAACAAAAAATTCCTAAAGATCTTAGAACATATTTGCCTAATGATAAAATACAAGAGATTAAAGATATAATAGATGCAACTCCTGGATCAAAACAAAGATTGCAAGTTGTTGACAATTTAAAATCTTTATATGGAGATAAAATGTCAATTATAAATAAACAAATATTTAATAAAGTTGGTGAAGGTGTTTCAATAGCTATATCATCAAATGATATAGATGTAAGATCTCTAGCAATTCTTGGAGAGTTAAGTGATGATAATAAAAGATTATTAAATGCTAGATTTGATCCACAAGAAACAAATATACAAGGAAAATTATTAAAAAAAATAGAATCAAATTTATCTCC